TACTGGACAATTAATTTTTATAAAGGTAAGCAATTTTGTTTTGCAATATCTTTAGAAACTGATAGATTAAAATCTATAATTAAAAATAATAAATATAGGTCTGCACCTGGTGGTGATAATAATACTTCTTGGGGTTGGCTAGTTCCTATAAAAGATTTAATGAATATAGAAAATTATGCGAATACTTAAAGACCCATTTACAGGAGACTTGCTTTTATCTCTAGATACATTTGAGTCTAGGCAAGTTAAAGATAAAGGATATGTAAAGATATCTACTAAAGGAAACTTCTTCGGATATTTAAAAATATTGCATGATGATTTATCTGCAATTATCACAGAAGAATTAAGTAACATAAGATTACATAAGGAGAAACAAAAAGATGCAGAAATACGAAATAAGTCAAAAGCTAATACAAGCAATAGTTAATTTTTTATCCACACTTCCGTGGAATCAAGTCAATCAAATACTAGGCTCTATTGCTGCAGAGGTACAGGAAAATGAAAATTCAAAGAAAGAATCTGATAAGAAGAAAATATGATTTTCTAATTGATATAGGTAAGTTTAATGTGGGGATTAATAGAGACTTTGAATTAGTTCTAGACTATGGAACAGTCAATCATAAAATATTATACGATACTCTAAGGAAAAAATATCCTAATTATAAACACAGTAACATTCTTGTATCTCTTACTCAAGAGACTAAATTTATGTTCGAAGAATTATCAGAAGACTTAACTAAATTTATTAACAGTATTAATTAATTTCTTTTTAAAAATCTATTGTCGTAAAGGTCCTGCCTAGTAGTAGGTATACCACCAAGTTCTTCTATTTGAATATCTTGTGTTGCTACAGTTGGATTAGTTTCTAATTCTCTTTGTCTTTGATTAGATTCAAATAAGGCTAATTCTTCTTGTCTTCTTTTAACTAAACCATCTAAAATTGTTCCACCCTTTTTATCTTTTACAAAACCTATTTTAGAATCAAAAGCTTCTTTTTTAAATCTCTCCATATCACCTACTGCTAAACCCTCTTTATATGCTTTACTATCTAAAAATTTTTGTTGTCCTATATTATAGACAAGAGAAGTTAAAGCTGCCTTTTGATTATCATCTAAGGATATTCTTTTACCTCTCGCATCGTTTAAAGTATTAACAAAATCTATATCTTTTTGTATTCTTTCTTTAAATTGTAATTCCATTTCCGGAATAGTCTTGGCAGGAACTACTCCATCAAGATTATTAGCAGTTCTTACCTCTAGTCCAAATGCGTATGTTCTGTTACCTGACGGGTCTTTATACTCGCCAAGTAAAGGTATAGGTCCTGTAGCTTGATTTGGAATATAAGTACCATTAGGGTCATATCTTTTTGCTGACAATATCGCATTATATAAAGCTTCATTTTCTTGTCGTGCTATAAATTTAAATGCTGTATCTAATACAGTTCCTAAATCTTTTATTCTTTGTTGGCTCATTTCTTTACTAGACTCCCACCAAAATACAGACCCACAATAGCTGACATTAGATGTGTATCGAGAGGTGTTATCACTAAGCCTAAGAACTCTTTGTCCATTAATACTTCTTTCTTCTCTATCAAGAATAAGAATCCTTGAGTAAATTCTGTCCATGTCAATATCACTGGAGTATCGAATAGAACTGGCACTAGCTTGGGCCATGCTATAATAAAAAAAACTGCAGTCAATGCTATGATTCTTCTAGTCCATTGGAAACCTTTATTGTCATATGTTCTTGCTTTTTCTACAAAAGACATTTGAGTTTCTGCTCTTGCTAATAACATCTTTTGTTCTTCTTGTTTTGCTTTAATACTCTGGCCCCATATGGACATAAATCCACCTAGTAAGCTAGAGCCTAGCATTGTAATCATTTCTACTGGTAATCCACCTAACATAATATCCTCCTATTAATCTCCTACTATACCTAGTTCTTTTGCTTGATTATATATTTCTTGTTCTTCTTCTGTAACTCCACCTTTTTTCATTTGGTCTATGAAAGTGGATTGCATATTATCTAACATTCTTTTTATAGAATTGTGTAGTTCTTTTTCGTTCTTAAATCCATACTTATCTTTTGCATAGTCATACATCCATTGTGGCCATGCTTCATCTATGTTACCATTAAACTTTATGTAAGACTCTGCCATCAACTGTACAAAGTCAGACCTATTCATAGATTCTTTACCCATTTTTCTTTTCATCATATATTTAAATGTCATTTCTTTAGATTCATCTAAACTTCTCATGGCTAAATATTTTCTGGCAAACCAATCCTCATCCTCTCTTTTTACATTATCTGTCTTACTTTGTATATAAAAAGGGTCATCATGATTTTGATACCAACTCTCTATCCATCCATGAATAGATGTAGGTGTAACTTTTTTCCAAGCATCTCTGACATCTGAATTAGCAGGTGGAGTATAGTCAAATAAAGGTTCTCCTGTTAACTGTTGTCCTGCTTTATATAAAGTATAGTATCTACTTAGTTCGTATATACCTGCTGTTGCATTTAATGCAAACTCAAAGCTAGGAAAATTTATAACCTCAGTTGGGTCTGTTGTTGGAGCCATTAAAGAATTACTCATATCTGCTTGTAAAACTGTGGAAGGTGCTCCAAATAAAAATACATCTGGTAAACCTATTTTAATTAAGAAATCACTAAGAGTGGTGTTAGCTCCTGCTAACTTCATTACGAAGTCTACAAAAGTTACACCCACTACACCTCTTAATCCGCCAAAAAATGCTTGACTAGCTAAAAAATTCATTAACTGAGTTGTCTGACCTTTAGGAATAGGAACAGGTAACTTTTGTTTTCCTATTGTTAATCTTTTAAAATCTGCTTTTTGTACAGCTTCAATCATTTGACCATACCAATTATGTGCATAGGTTTTAAATAATCCTGCAGGTTTAGATATAGCACCTAACCAGTTAAACATCATGGGTCGATTATAAGCATGATATTCAACCATTCTTTGATTTGCTATATAAGGGGCTTGTTTAATTACAAATTCTTTACTATAACCTAGGGATAACATATGTTCACCTATGATATTTACAGCCTGAAGTCTTGTAAATTTTTCCATAAAACCAACAGGTAGTTTACCATTAATAACATTTAATGCTTTTCTACCTGCAGTTTTTACATTTATTTTTCCTTGAGAAAAAAAAGTGTCTCCTAAAAATTCTCTTAGCATAGCTTCTGTTATAACTTTTTGTCTCACTGCAGATTTAGCTAATGCAATATTAAATTCTGTAGGCTTCAGTGTACGCATCATTCCTAGTGCAACAGAGTAATATGCGTGAGCAGTTGCATCTATCATAGTGCCACCTCTAGTTTCTACAGTCATACCTGCTAATTTATGAGGTATCATTTGTAAAGGTTGTATACCCTGTAGCATAATAAATCTAGGATTTAATGCAAGTAAGAAAAATATATTGGCATAGTTTGCAGACTTACCATACCACTTACTTACAAAACCCTCTACAGTAGAACCTTCAGGACTTTTTCTTAAAGACTCAACGACTTTGTTAATAGGTAATCCTACAGCATTATCTTTAAACATACTAGCAAATTTAAAATCTTCAGGATATAAATCTGCTATAGTTTTTTGCCCTCTAGGTCCTGTAATAAAATTACCATCTTTACCTCTACCAATAGGTGTGGTATAAAAATCTGTAAATTCTCTAGCTAATTTTATTCTTAATGCACTTTGTACAGCACCACTAATATAAGTGGTAACAGCTTTTTTAAAATCTTCTACTCTTCTTTTAGGACTTCCAAATGTACCAAGATAACCTTCTACTTGTTTACCTGTTCTTTTTATTTTTTGTACATTAAATCCTCTTTGTATATAAAGATTATTAACTGCCTTATCTAGTGCATCTATAGCTTTTTTGTTAGATTTATTTCTAACTACTAAATTCATTACGTCTTGAAATACTTCTGCAGATATATCTTTTACTTGACTTTCTTGAGTAGAACGAATATTTATTTTTAAATCTTTAGCAGGTACAGTTACTCCATCTATTTCAATATCTTTTTGAAGCATTTTTCTAATTGCATTTGCTTCTTTTAGATTATTAGCACCATATATTCCTATTAAATCTCCTTTAGAATTGTTTACATACACTTTGTATTCGCCTATGTATATTCTTGGAAAGTAGTTTGGTCTTCTGTTTATCTTTGATATGTTATTTCCATAATTCACAACATGTTGACTATAAAATTTTTGTACTCCATCAAAAGCTAATTGTATATCTTTCATAGCTTTAACTTCTGCTTTGTTTAATCCAAAAGTATCTATGTAGCCTTGTGTTGCTTCACCTGTTTTATTGTCAAATCTAACATCATTTTGCCTTTCCTCTTTAGGTAATTTTCTATACAAAGTATATTCTGCATCTAATGCTGCCATTGTTTCTACGACTTTAGCTTGACTATTTAAAGGTAGTTTTTCAAAAGCAATAATACCAATACCTTCAGACGGTTTTAATTCTGTATATTTTAAAGGACTGTACCCTTTTATTTTATCTACCGTTCCTATAGTTTTAAATGCCATAGGATTTTCCAAAAATAATTGTGTCATGTAAGACACTTCCATATTATACTTACCTACTAAATCAACACCATATTTAGCAACAGGGTAGTCTCCTAAAAACTTTGCAGGTATTGCATACTTTCTAACACCTCTGGCCATTGCATCTAATAGATTTGCAAATTGACTTTCGTGTTTTCCTTTTTGCATAAACTTAGAATTTCTTCTAAGTTGTGTAACAGTTTCTTCTTTTGTTTCGTATTTTCCTGTTTCAGTATTTTTTCTTTTTTTATTGACAGTAGCTTCAACACCCTTTACTAATAAATTTCTAGCCTCTGTAGGTGTTAATGCAGATACCATATCAAAGTCTCTCATAAACTTTGTTGCAAATAATTCATTATCTCTTAACACAGCACTTAAAGTATCCATAGATTTTTTAAGCTTACCTTTTTCTGCGTTAATACTTTTTATGG